AAACTTACCATCAAGTATATCACCCTTATGAGATATAATAAAAGTATTACTACCTTCATCAAGAGTGTACAGTATTTAAAGTAAGTTTTCAATACCGTCATGATCAAGCGATGAATCAAATGTTTCATCGAGTACCAGTAGATTAGTAGCTACTGAGTTTTTCATCTTTGCTATTTGTCTCCATGTAAATAGTAAAGATAAATCAATTCTTTGTTTTTCACCTTCGCTAAATGAATCGTATGTAAAATCATCTCTGTGTCGAGATCTTATTGTTTCATTAAAGTTTTCATCTAAGTTAAAGTGAACAAAGAAATCTAGTACTTGTAGATATTGGTTAACAAGTTTATTAATAGTTGGTAAATACTGTTTTATTATTTTTGTTTTAATGCCAGTATCTCTTAACATTTCTGCTATAACGTTATTATATCCAAATTGTTCATTTAGCTTGAGTTTTTCTTCGAACAAACTTTCTTTATTATTTTTCATTTGTTCTAAATCTTTTCTAGCACCAGTTAAATCTGCAGCAACTTCACTCTCTAAGTATTTAGATAATTCGTCATTACTTTGATTTAATGAAACTATTTCTCTATTATTAACATTAATAGTATCTGTTTTTTTTCTAATATCAGCAATAATATCTTCTAATGAAGAAATCTTGTTATCGACTATTGAACCATTACCTTCTACCACACTTAAAGAAGACTGAACTTGATAAGCTTCATCTTTAGTTTCAGATATAAGTTTAGTTTTATTTTCTATAGTTTGTTCGCAAGTAGGACATTCATCATTTTTTTCTAAAAACATTCCACGCTTTGCTATCGCTTTCATTTCTTGTTTTATAGTTGCGATATCGCCTATGATTTTATTTTTTTCTTTCTGTAATTCTTTTAGCTCGTCATTAGCTGTACTTGATTCAAGTTCTTTACTTAATTCATTATTTTCGTTTTGTAGAACGCTGATTCTTTTCCTAGCACTATCAATTTGTTTTTCATATTTAACTTTATTTTCTTCAGTAACTGCAGCTATATCACGAATATATTTTGTTTGTTGTTCTATCTTACTTTTAACTATATTAGTTTCATTATTAATCGTATTAATGTTTTCTTTAAGCGTAGAATTTCTTTCTCTTAATATGATATTCATTTTAGAAAAAATATTAATATCCAGAAGATCCTCGATAACATTTCTGCGGTGGCCTGCATTAAGCTGCATAAAGGGGATAAAAGATGACGAGCCTAATACAACTACTTGATGAAAACTCTTATGATTGAGTTTTAAAATATTTTGTTCGAGAATCTTCTGGTATTCTAATGCATGCGATGATTGATTAATCATGCTTCCATCTTTCCATATTTCAAACACATTAGGCTTTATGCCTCTTACAATTCTAAATTGTGCTTTACCTATAGAGAATTCTACTTCAACAACTGCTTGTTTCTGATTTATAGAATTAACAAGTTGATTCTTACTTATCTTTCGGTGTGGTTTACCAAACAATGCAAATGATATAGCATCAAGCATTGTTGATTTACCCGCACCATTATGACCAACTATTAATGTTGATTTGTTTTTGTTTAATGGTATTTCTGTAAAATAATTACCAGAAGATAAGAAGTTTTTATATTTAATAGATTTAAAAATTATCATGCTATTTCAAGTGCCTGCGCTTCAGTCATCAATTCTCTCATTTGGATCTTAATCTTATCTTTATCTAAATCAGTATCCACCGCTTCAATATATGAATCTACAATTTCTGTTGTATCTTCAAAATTAACTTCTTCATCGTTAACATTTTCACCCATAAACTCATTAAAGTTTTCTGCTATCTTTAATTCGTATATGTCTTGATTCTGAATGTTATCAATGAATCTATCAAAAGTAAAAGGATCAGTCTTTTCTGCAACTACAACTTTTACAAACTTTTTAGATAAATTTTTATTATAGTTATTATAATCTATTTCTTTGTCATTGTACACAATTTTTTCAAATAAAGTGTAATTATTTCTTATCTTTTCAATTTGTCTTGTTTCAGTATCAAGTATATGAAAATATTTTGGATCATGAGCGTCTGACCAAAAAAATTCCATAGGGTTACCGAGATACCATATATTGTCTTTTTGAGATGCAGTATGATAATGTCCTGATAACACTTGTTCAAATTTTTTGAAAAGCTTTGGATCCATACCGCTATGAGCCATTATGCCTCTACCAATTTCAAAGTTAGCTAATTCAAGGTGTGCACCCAACCAATCAGCTTTACAATCTCTTATAAAGTTCATAGATTGTTCATAATTATCTGCACATATCCACGGAAGAAGACCCATACTTAAAGATCCATATTGCATAACAGTTGGTTCCATAACAATATGGATTTCATTCATGTAGTGTCCTAAGCATTCTTTTAATGCATTAAGCTCATTTGTATTCTTATAATACGTATCATGATTTCCGGGTATAATATCCATTGTCATATTATTTTTTCTTAATTGATCGAGGAATACTCTACGGTTTTGATTTAAAGCTTTAAAGTTTACAAACTTACGATGATCATAATAATCACCAAGATGTACTATTTGTTTTATACCACGCTTTTCACATTCTGGAAAAAATATATTTGTATAAAAATCTTCAGCATTATCTAAAAAAACTTCAGATGAATTTCTGATACCACAATGTGTATCAGTTAATATAGCTATTTTCATTACATAAACTCACTTAAATCTGAATCTGCTATTTTAACTTTACGTTTTTTTCTTTCTTTTTTAACTATTTCTTTTATTTCTTCATCAGAACTTCGTACTCTTTGAATTCGATCTCTCAATGTATCTACAAAATGTGTAGCAGTTCCAGTTGCAACTTCTTCTGTACCCACATCAATAAAGCTATCAATGCCAGATTTAGTTAAATACTTTATTTTTATTTCTTGTTGTTTCTTTTCTTTTGTTATTCTTCTTAAAAAAGCATACCACGTTATCTGAGTAAAGTATGCGAATGCATTTGGTTTACCAGTTCTTGTTGCTGCTTCTAAGTTATAGTTTCCTATTGCCTTTAAACAATTCTCAACTGCGTCCATTACCATTTCTTCTCTATAGGTATATCTTATGAAGTTAGCTTTATGTGATAAACCTTCTGCTATTCTGAGAAAGCATTGAGCTATATAATCTGGTACTGTAGGAATTTTTGTGTCTTCTTTTCTAGCTTTTTCTACTCTTTTGACATATTCGACTACTGCGGTAGAAAAATCAGAATTGTTGACATAGTGTATGCTTTTTTTACGTGCCATAGCTAATCCTTTATTTTATAGTACTATTATACACTAATTTTATACAAAAGTACAATAGTATTTTTTCTTTTAAGATGATAACTCGTATTCAAAGTTTTGTGATGTATGATTGATGCTTATAAGCTTTGCGCCATTACTGATATGAAAATGAGTAGCCATTGGCGTTAATGGCGAAAGTGTAACTAATTTTTCTATATGAGAAAGTTTCTTACAATGTTCTGATAACTTTTTTACGATTTCTTTACCAGCACCTCTCTTACGTGACCAAACAGTATAAGCTACTACAGTGTTAGGATCTTTTTTAAAGTGTGCATTCTGACTCATAAGATCTAATTCTTTAACATTATGTGGTACATCATTTGTATAAGCAACACAAATAATACCTTCAATATTATCTTGATATTTTAAACCAAAAATTTTACGATCATAGTTCAATCTAAATTCTACATCTAATTCTGGTCTTACGGGATCTTCTGCAACATCAATATGATCAAGTTCAACAAGTTCAGTTCCTTTAACCCATTTAAAAAAATTATCTACTCTATCTTTAAAAATTTTCATGTTCATTTTCATATATTTTATTTCTCTTAGTGCTAAAAATAACGGTGTACAAATGGTGAAAAGTGTGGTAAAATAAGATAGTATATCTGAGGAAGAGGGGATATACCCTTAGTGGAAAGTCTTTGGCTTGAATTTAATTATGTTATCACCGCTAGAATCAGAAAGAAAACTATCTTCTTCAACTGCGCCGTATTTATTGGCTAAAAAGTCATCCATTTAATCATCAGTTAATTCTCTTAATTCATCTTGTATTTCATCTAAATTAGCATAAATCTTTTTTCCACCGGTTTTTTCATTTTCGATTTCACGTACTATGCGTCTTAAGCATCTTTCATAATGTTTTAATAAATTAGGAGATGGATTTGTTGTTACTATTACATGAGAAGAATTTAAAGTTTGTAATAAATCCGGATCATCTTGAAATGACATCCAAGGTCTAAATGCAAAGAATCTCCAACCTTTTTGATAGTCTTCTACAGATATAACTCTTAATGCTTTTTTTATAAGGATGTCACCAGGATCTTCACCAGTATTCCATTCTATAACTTCACATATTATCTCTTCATTATTAGTAAGCTTAAATTGTTTTATATTCATAAATCTACTCTATAGGTTTTGTGATTAAATTTCTCTCTTCCATAGATTCTAAGTCTTTCATCAGCGTGTGCAATACCAAAATTTTTTCTAGACTTCCAGATTATATCATCTATAATATCATAAAGTGTAGTGCTTTTACCGTCATCAGTCTTTCTTAAACCTCTTCCTATACTTTGCAATACTCTTATCTGAGATTTAGATGGAGATGCAAAGACAATATTATGTAGGTTCCTAATATTTATACCTGTGCTAAATGTTCCGAGTGAAGCAACTATAATCGAATCTTTCTGTTTTTCAACTATTGCTCTTATAGCTTCACGATCAGTTGCTGCTGTTTCTCCTGACACGAAAAAAATTCTGCGATTTTCTTGTGCCTCATCTTTAATCATATTATAAAGTGGCTTACCATGTTTTTCTACGTAGTTATATAGAACTAGAGTATTACCTTTTAAATCAAGTGTTAAGTTTTTTATAAATGTATTACGTTTATTATTAGTAACAATAAATTCAATTTCTTCTTGATATGTTTTCTTGCCAAAGTTTTGTTTGATTTGATCATCATAATTAAGTATGATTCTTTTAATACTCAGCTTTGCGAGAGTATCATTATCTTGTAGAGCTCGAGTGCTTGTGACTCTATATACTTTTCCAAATAATCCTTGTAGTACTAATTCGTGTGTTAAAGCACCGTCTAACGTACCTGTTGTTCCAAATCGATACTCTGCTTCTGAACATTTATTCATTATAGTTGTTAGAGATTTTGATTTAAATCCATGACACTCATCACCGAATACTGTGCCGAATCTATGAAACCAATCTGCCTGAAACTTATATATCGATTGCCATGTACTAATCACAACTCTTTTAGTTGTATTTTTATCTTTACCTGAATATATTCTATGACAATGTTTTTCTACATCATAACCGTATGTTTTAAAATCATTATACATTTGTTCTACTAGAGATGTAGTTGGTACTATTATAAGAACATCATTATCAAATGAAGATAACATATATCTCATAAGAACATATATTATTAATGATTTACCAGAACCAGTCGGTGATAACAATATGGCATTCTTTCTTTGTATTCCAGTACACACAGCATCAAATTGGTAATCTCTTATTTTAAATGGTAAGTTTAAAGCTTCAACAAACTTCATCATAAATTCTGGATTAATCTTATTGCCTTCATTAGGACTACCATAATCCGATTCTTCTATATCGATTTTATACTCACGAGCTTCTGCAAAAGAAATGATCTGTGGAAATAAACCTGCAGATATTTCACCAGTGGTTTGATTGTATAATCTAATCTTACCGTCCCATAATCGATTACGATAAGCAGGCATAAATTTATAGCCCGGCACATAGAAAGAAAAGAATTCTCTTAACTCTGCTCCTGCACTTCTATCGCATTCAACTTTAAGAATTGCGTGATTTAATTTCTTTACCCGGATTGTTTCCAATGTGCTTTTCCTAATCTAAACCAATTATTTATTCTTTGGCCTAT